GAGACAAATCAGGATTTCTAATTGCTGTGTTTAATTTGTCTTCTAACATCATTTTTTGAAATTGAAACTTAACCAATCTATTGACTGGTTTTTTTACTATATCTATAATTTCTGATTTTGAAGCTCCTGATATATTAACATCATTAAGTTGCATCAACTTATAATTTAATTCTAATATATCTCTACTTTCAGATATTGACTTCATTATTTTTGATGTGTCATCTGACTTTTCTACAAAATCTAAAATATCTTCTGTTGTTATTTTTTTATCCTCAAATAATATAGGCATGCGTTTTTGCAATGTTTTAACACCTACACCTTTTATACCTGGTATATTATCAGAATCATCACCTGTCATAGTTCTATATAATAAAAAATTATGAGCAGGTATTTTGAAGTCCTGCAATACGGTATCTTTGAAATAAAATTTCTTTTTTGTTGGTGACCATACTGTCACTCTATCACTTACCAATTGCATAAAATCTTTATCGGTGGACATAATATAAAATTGACTTTTAGGATATATCTGTTCACAAATATATGCCATTGCATCGTCTGCTTCTATATTTTCTGGTGATAGTAATGTCACAGGTAAAACATCAAGATATTGTACTAATCTTGATATTTGTTGAGACATTGATATTGACTCATCTTCCTGTGAATTAAATGAGGTTAAACGGGTTAATCGCTTTCGAACTTTTCTATTCGCTTTATACTCAGGGAAGAGTTTTCTACGTCTACTAGAACCGCCTTTACCATCAAAACAAATAATAACTCTAGTTGGTTTGATGTTTTTAATTGCATAACCTATCGATTGCAAAAAACCCGTCATACCTCCAATATGTACGCCGTCGTCATTAGTACTAGGGTTGACGGCAAATGCCCTTATAAATGTATTCAATCCATCAATCAATAAAATCCTATCATTTGTTGATTGTGATACTGAATTATCTTCTTTAAGATTTTTTAGAATGTCTATATAACTTTGTTTCATATATATAATATAACAAATTATTCCGACATAATAAAATAAAAAACGTACTAAGTGGGCAAATTTTTATTTTATTTTTACGAACCTAGATTTAGCTTCTTCAGTTTTTGGAACTGTAATTTGAAGTAAACCATTTTTCATTGTTGCGTCTAATTTTGATAAATCATAGTCCGGACTTATTTTCCATCCCATATCAAAACTTCGTCTTGCTATACCTCTGTGGATATATTCTTTATTGTTTTCTGCTTCGTCACTTTCTTGCTTTTGATATACAACCTTCAAAGTGTTGCCTTCAACAGAAAGCTTAACGTCTTCTTTATCAAGTCCGACACACGCTATATCAAAGCATAAGTCTTCGTTAATTAAAAAAACATCAACTGGATAATTTGGTTTGCAGTCCATAACTGAACCAAATCCCATTTCATTGTCAAAAAAATTTTTGAATAGTAAATCGGTTGAGAAGAGTCTCTCACCTAATAAATGTCTTGTTGTCATAATAAATCTCCTTAAATAATTTAATGATTAGCGCCCACTTAGTACGTTAATCATATATAAATATCATGTCAATTAAAAAATAAAGGCTCTTAGTTGGCTAAATAAATCGTTAATAATAGTGAGGATTTTTAGCTCTTAACATCCTATACCACGAGAAGGTGGCCTTTATCATAGGACAAAGGTATTATTACAATACCTTGATAACGTCAGATTTTTTAACTTCAACTACTTCAAACTCTATTATAGAATCTGAAAAATCTTCGTTAACTTTAACTTCTGCTTCAGTGACAGAAACAGCATCTACTAAATACGCTTCTTTTTTCCACGTAACTTTCTTTCCTGTGTCTGTTGCAACTTTTACTCTTGCTAAATAATACATAACCTTTTCTCCTTAATTAAATCTATAGTATTTTTCTTTATTCTTTATTGACAGTCCCTTTGGAGGTATTGTATATTGTCTTCCAAATTGGTCAATATATATCCCATCCAACTCTAAATCAATTTCGTCAACTGATGTCCAATTTATATAATCAGGGTCATTATATATAAATCCAATTGAATCTAAATATGCCGGACAATCACTGTCCATAAATCCATTCCACACACCTGGAGCTCCTGGCAATGATGCTACTTTACAACAACAATCATATGAATCCATTAACCATATCTCTGGAAAGAGCTGGTCACACATAGCTGTTCCATAAGTTCCTGCCATATAACAACCTATGTTTGCGTTATATGTCCAAGCTTCATAACAATCTTCAACTGTTTCTGATGTATTACAAAACTTTGGTGTCCAATATATTGAATCTGCTGTTTCTGGCATTTGTGCAAATGCTGATGTTAATAATGAGGTGAACAACACTAAAAATAAATTTTTCATTTTTTATCTTTTATTTTAATGAATTAATATAAACGAAGCTTCACAGCTTTATATAAATAGTAATTTGTGGGGGAGGTCGGATTCGAACCGACAGTTTTTTAAGTACCCGTTTAATGGCTAAAAACTTCAAAAAAGCCTATCAATCAGGACCAGTACTCTTTTGGTCCTGGAGTTTGGCGCTACCTCCCTCTGTTCTTCTTCTCACAATTGGTTTTATGATACATCAAAAATCCTCATGTTTGAATGCAATGTATTCCAAGAACTAACACGAGAAATAAATTTCTCTGAGACTTTTATATGGCCCTGTTTTGTCCATTCCATCACATCCCCCTCAAATTACTAACCTGTTGGAACGTCGTCTTCGCCAATTTCCAAATCATCTATTCCGATGTTTTCAGTTTTATATGACATAACTAACGTTTCACAAATCTTTTTATAGATACTTTCTTTTCTTTCTGGATTAGAAAGTACTTTTGTTTCAAAATCTTTTGACAAGAATTTAATATCCTCGCCAGTGATATCACAACTATAAGTATACCAACTTCCACCTTGTTGTAAAAGTTTGTAGTCTTTCATTACTTGCAACCAGCTTCCTGTATCATCAATTCCTGATTCGAAAAAGATATTGAATTCTGCTGTACGTAATGGTGGTCCCATTCTATTTTTTACAACTATTGCTTTTGTTTTAATACCTATCGTTTGTTCTTTACCTTGAACCTTTGCTTTTATTTGACCTGCTGCTTTTAATCTTAATCTACAACTAGCATGAAATTGGATTGCTTTTCCACCACTTGTTGTCCAAGGGTCTCCAAACATAACACCCAATTTCTGCCTAAGTTGATTTGTAAAGATTAAAGCTACTCTTTCTCTACCAATAAGTTGAGTAATTTTTCTCATACCTTTTGATAGTACAATAGCCTTAGAAGTCGCCCAACCTTCTTTATCATAGTCTTGAGCTTGTTCTACTTTAGTTGTTGCTGCTGCAACTGAATCTACTGCAATTGTGACCAATCTGTTTTTATCGCTTTCTTTTATTTTAAGAATTATATTTTCGATAACCTCAAAAATATCTTCAACTGTTTCCAATTGTATATATAACATTTTTGAAATATCAATTCCAATAGCTCTTAAAAATTCTTCGTTCATTGCATTTTCAGTATCGATATAAACTGCCAGCCCTCCTTTTTTCTGAGTATTTGCAAGTAAATGAGCGGCCAACAATGATTTACCTGATGCTTCCATACCGGTTATCTCGGTTATTCTACCGACAGGTAAACCACCGTTTGGCCTATTTGAAATAGCAAGGTCAAGAATAGACGAACCTGTACTTATCCACTCTGTCAAATCAGTTGGTGTGTCTTCTGCACCATCTAAAAAATACGCCACCTTCATGCCCTTAAACTGCTTGTTTAGAGAGTCAGCTAGTACTGACGCAAGTTCATCTCTTTTGTTTTTTGCCTTTGCCATTTATATTCTCCTACTCATTAAATAAATCATCAAATGCTGATTCAATGTTTTCAGTTGATTTTACACCTGTCTTTGATTCTACTGTTCCTGCAGGTACCATTTTCTGGATTTCAGATTCTTCTGAACCTTCAGGGTTCAACCACTCTTCAAGTACAGCTTTCAAATCGTCATAAGAATTCTTTTTGAAAATATCAAAAATATCTTTTTGACCACTAACAACTCTTTCTGCTATATTAGCATCGTCTGTTGCAGCTGTTTGATTTGGCTTTACTCTGATTGCAGTTTTTGGATATTGACCTGCGCCTTCTGCTGGTGTGAATTCAACAACAATATCACGTCCTGCTTTAACATCGGTGATGTCACCATAGTCAGGGTCAGAAATAAATCCTAATAATTCAGTATAAACTTGTTTACCGAATCCCCAGAATTTAACACCTTCTGATTCTTTACCTCTAACTAATACAGGTACATATACTCTCATTTTTGGAGTCATCTTCTTAGCTAAATTAAAATCATCTGATTTTCCAGTAGCTCTAAGTTTTTGAGCGAACTCCTCAACAGGGTCAGCCTCTCCATACGTCACAGGTGAAAGATAATTTCTTTTACCTAAATCGTAGTGAAAGTACAATTCCTGAAATGGGTTGTCTTTATTAAATTGGTAAGGGACTATCCTTACTTGATTTTTTCCTGGTTCAGGCTTCCATAAGTTATCCTGTCTTCCAGTTTGAGATTGTAAGTTATTTAACTTACGTCTGATTGCATCTAAATCTATTGCCATCTTTTTTTCTCCTTTTAATTGTTATTTATTATTTTTAATTTCTTGCACTTCTTTTCTTAAGTCTTGTGCCTGACCTTTTATTTCTTGCATTGCTTTTCTAATTCTTGTACCAGCTGAAGCGTTTCCGTTGTTGAACTTATCAACATCAACTTGCAAGTCTTCTAAAAGCGATTTCATTTCTTCTATTGAAATTGTCATAAAATTCTCTCCTTTTATTGATTAATACTATAATATAACAAAAATTTTTTAATCTAAAAAACTTCTGCATGTTTATTTTTATATTTTTTTCTATAGCCTTCAACGGCTAATTCCTTATGTTTTGCCTCGACAACAACATCGATGTCAAGTCCATAGTCATTTATTTCGTCTACAATTAAATCTGAATGTGCCTGTACTTTAATTTTTTGACATTGCTGATGTAGTTTATCCATAGTAGGATAGTCAGATATTTCGCTTATATCTATATTACTATCGTTTAGAAAACTTTCTACAATAAGAGACTGTTCGCGTCTACGTGATTCGGAATAGTGAGTACAAGGTTTTACATCACCCCATGTAGATGCAGCAAGTTTAAGTGCTTGTTCCTCCGTCAAATCACCAGTACAGAATTTGTGGTGGTGATAATCGAATACAATAGGTATACCAACTACTTTGTATACACCATTATATAACTCTG